TTCTGCAGCTGATTGAGCAGCTGATTGAGCTGAATCAACATATTGTTTTGTTGCTGCTTCTAAAGCATTTACTGGATCTGAAGCAAGAACTAATGTTCCAGTCATAGTTCCGCCAGCTAATGCTAGTTTGCCAGCGATGCTATTTGCTACTGTTGTAAAGTAATTTGCATCGTCATTAATTGCTGCTGCAATTTCATTTAATGTATCTAAAAGCCCTGGAGCTCCATCTACTAAATTAGATATTGCTGTATCAACATATGATTTATTAGCAATTGTTGTAGTATCAACAGAAAATTCACCAGTTGAAGAGTTATAGTCTAAACCTGAACCAGCGCTTACGGCTGCTCTTGCAAGAGAATCTGAATAATACTTATTTGAAGAACCTTCTTCAATATCATCTGTAGTTAATGCATTTATAGCATTATCTGTGTATGTATTTGCATTTCCTTCTGCTGTTGAAGCAGCTCCATATGCATCGTATGTTCCAGATGTTACACTAATAACACCGTCTGCTGAGCTGTATGTTATACCTGTTCCAGCAGATACTGCATTTCTTGCACGACCATTTGTAAAGTAAACATTTGAAGATCCTTCTTCAATATCATCTGTGCTAAGGGCGTTTACTGCATTTGATGCTGCATTGTCTGCATATGTTTTAGTAGCAATAGTATTATCTACTGATACTACTCCAGTTGAGTCGTTATAAGAAATTCCTGTTCCGCCAGAAATTGCCTCACGTGCTCGTGAAGTTGTGAAATATAATCTTGTTGAACCTTCTGCCAAATCATCTGTTGTAGAATCTGCTACACCATTTTCGGCAGTTATGGTTAAACCGTTTTCGTCTCCTGTAATTTGTATATTAGTTTTTGTTGCATTTACAAGAAGATCTGCTGCTGATTCTTTTGCACGAGTATCTGTGAAATAAAGGTTAGAACCTTCTGTTAAATCACCTGTGTCATGATTTGAAAGACTTGAAACTGTACCAGTTACATCGCCAGTTAAATTTCCACTAAATGTTGCTGTGATTGTTCCAGCAGAAAAATTGCCAGAGGCGTCACGTTTTACAACTGTATTGGCTGTATTTGCTGAAGTGGCTGTGCCACCAATAAGATCAATAATATAAGATTGATCTGCTGATGCCTTTGTTAATATATCATAGCCATTTACGGTAGCTGTATTTCCTTCAACTACCAGACCATTTTTTACTCTAAAATTTTTATTTACTGTTGCCACTCTGACAACCTCCCAATTTAGGATTTAAGCGCTAATCTTACGTATCTTGCTGTTACAGCAGATGTCGTAGGCGTAACGCATAATCCAATTATACCTGAATTTGTTTCAAATGTAACAGTTGCTAAAACATTATTAGTATTTGAAATAATGTCAGTTTCTGATACGTTTATATTTGTTCCATCATTTAGTAAAAGAAAAGTAGATGAATAATATTCATTTCCCCTTGTTATTTGTAAATCATATTTAACTGTTCTGTAAATATCAGCATTAAATGTGTCTACGGTTGTCTTATTTTCAAGACCAGTGATTGTTAAATCGTTATTTCCTTCTAGCCCAAGAATGCTTAATGTGCTATCGGATTGATTATCTAAATTTGATAATTGAGATTCTAGTTGACTTACTTTATAATCAATAGAATTAGAATCGCCAGAGTTATTAACTCCAACTTTTGCTTGCAATGCTTCTAAAGCATCGTTGACATTTCCATGCAATGCAGCATGTCCTGCCAGGCTATCTGTACCTTGAGGATTAGATAAATTATCTAAACTCGTTGGGAAATTAGTTGCCAACTTCTCCTCCGTCTAATAATGTCAAGTTTACAAAACTTGGATTATTATATAATGAATTTGGGCTACCGCCATCCATACCAATTATAGCAGGAATTTCTTCTTGCACCGTTGCGGGATCCTCATTATTTATTTCTTTAAATGTTATTGGATTGCTTACATCAATTGTATGAACATCTCCATCATATGTGTGAGTATGCATATAAAATGGTGTAGGGTCTGTATTTTGTGAAAGTATAATCCAAGTTGTTCCGTTATGAATTTTTAAGGCTTTATCTGTAGTATTAAAAAACACATCACCTTCCGACCCAACTGGGTCGGAGGCTAGTGTAGTTAAGTTAAGTAAAGACTTAAATTTTCTTGACATGTTATCCTACAATTACTACTCTATACTCATTTGTAGCTGGAGCTTCTGCAAATTTAATTGTAACAGCAGATGTTGATGTATGTTCTACGTCTGCCTCAACTTGTGCATAAACTTCATTATTTTCAAATATTTGAACAGTTACATCCTTTGTTCCAAGATTATGGGTTACTGTAAATGAAGTTGCTACTCCATTTCCAATATTTCCTGCAAATTTTCTTGCAATAGAATGATAGTTTGATCCATCATTGGTCAATGTCCACTGATCTGATGTTTCATTCCATAAAAGCTGTACATCTGATTCTGTACCACGGTGTACCTTAATTCCAGCATCTACTGTCGGAGACTGATCTTCTGGCATATCGCTGTTTAAATTAATTACGTTATCAGAAATATTTACCTGAGTAGTATTAACAGCATTAATAGATCCTGTTACATTAAGGTCTCCCTCAATCTGAACATCTCCAGTAATATGTGCTGTTGATGCTGTAATTTCTCCAGTTACTGTTACGTTATCTGGTAAACCAATTGTTACATCATTACCAATCTTAGAAACTTCTACTTCATCTTCTGTCCCGTAAAATGTAAGCAATGAATCTGAAACTTGAGAATCAACATAAGCTTTAGTTGCTGCATCTTGATTTGATGTAGGATCAGAAAGATTTACAATCTTATTTGAATTTGCATCTAAATTAGATGATAGCTGTGTACCAGATCCTAGGCTTTTATTTGTTAAAGTCTGGTTAGCTTCCTGAGTAACAATTCTATCTCCGTATACTTTAGCGTATCCGTCTGGCTGTAACTCTATATCACCATTTGCTGTAGATAATTGTAAATTATTATTAGCATTAATATAGAAATTATTTCCATCTACATCAATTGTGCTATCGTTTGAACCATCATTAAACTTTAAAGCATCTGAAATTGTCTTATTGCTTAATGTTTGTGAATCTGTAGTTCCAACAACATCTCCAGTAATTCCATGTACATCGCTTGTTGAAGAATTATGATTATTTACCTGAGTATCTACATATTCTTTATTTGCAGCATCCTTATTATCCGTTGGATCGCCCACCCAGTGGATTTGATATCCATCCGCATCTAATGCGCTTCCAAGGCTAGTGTTTGAGCCTAAAACTTTGTTGGTTAATGTTTGAGAATCTGTTGTTCCTACAACATTACCAGTAACACCGTGAACTCCAGAGGTGTTATTGTTGTGATCATTTATTGCATCTGTTAAATCTTGAGGATTTACTGATATCTGAACCCACGAGGTACCATTGTCTATATATAGAGTTTGTGTATCTGTGGCTACATATAAAATTCCGCCTTTTGATGCAGAAGGTCTATTTGCTAATAAACCGTATTTTGTTGCTCCTCCTGCAATCCACTGGGTTCCATCATAGAAACGAGTTTCTTTTGCTGAAGTATTATAATAAATCTGACCTGCGACTGGCGAAGATGGGTCGGAAGACAGATTTTGTAATCTAGCATTTAGCAACTCATTTTTATTGAGGTCTAAACTAACTAAAAATTTTCTTGCCATTTCTTTCTCCTTTTATGACAAATATGCTTTCCCAGAAAAGGGTTGCGCCATCGTCAGTGTTATTTTATTTGCTGTTACATATTCAATTCCAGTTTCAACTAATTCATTAGTACTATCTTTGATAGTGACATTTGGATAAAAGTTTAGATCGTGCTGTAAATCGATATAGTAATATTGTTCTTGTGAATTATATTGAACTTGAGTAAGTTCCCAACTTAAAACTCTTGCATAATCTGATGCTGGATCTTGAAGTAAAAAGTTATTAGCACCATCCCAAGTAGTTTCTGAAATTTTAGGCCCATAAAATCTTGTAGTTGAAATGTCATAATAAAAATCTCCAATATAACCTAGGTTGGAAGATGGTGCGCCTGTGCCATTTAAAATGGTACGCCCTCTTGGTCCTTGTGGTCCTGGAGTTGATACTATAACTTTGTTTTTATTTTCTGTTACTATTATTTTTTCATTAGCCATTATATAGTTACCGACCTACTCAAAGTCATAAAGCCTTCCACAATTTTGATTTTGTTTCCATTGGAATCAACAACCATAACGTCATATGATGATTTAGGATAAAATAGCTTATTGGTTTGAGTAGGGGTCATTACTATATTCAATGTGCCTGTTGGGCCATCAATTGTAATACCGCCGACAGGTGATGTTAAGGTAAAGGCTAATTTACTGCCACCTTTTGTATCCCTTACCTGCATTTTTGCGGTTGCACCAGTAAGATCGATGGGGGTTACCTCATCGTCTTCTGTATATTGAACCTGAAATTTGAAAGTGGTATTTTGATCCACTTCCCAATTCTTTTGTACTGCCATTTGCTAAAGTCTCCTAATTGGAAAAGCTCTTGTGACAATTTTATCACAAGAGCCTTTCTAATCTAGTTGGCTAAATTATTACTTTTTCTTAAACCCAAATGCAGGCTCATTAGTATTTAATGCCTTTAAAATTACTGGAACAATGGCTGCAATGCCACCCTTAACCAAATCACTAGGATTTGTATTCCCAGTCATATATAGAGCAAGTACGGCTGAGACAAAAGCTCTTCCATACGTTGATAATGCTGCTAATACCTGTTCTAACATTTTATTCAAGTCTTTCATATATCCTCCTGTTTCTGAACGTTTTGCCCAGAATTATGGGTTAGCCCATAAATTTATTATACTACTATGCTGTAATATCTACAAGTTCACAATTTCCATCAGAACTACATGCTAATGTTGCATTTGTAGATGTTCCATCTTCAGTTTCATAAAATGACAAATCTTCCCAACGAATATTCTTAGGCATTCTTGAAAGAAGGTCCTCATATTGTTCTTTAGTTACTTCCTGGTATGGTGCTTGCTTATAAGTATGATCGGAATGTGGTAAAAATGAAATTCCAGATACTTCGTCAAAATTTTTATACACCCACGCTCCAACCTCCATCCATTCATGTTCTTTAACTGAAACAGTAATTGATGGTTTATGTTCACACCAAGCACGTTGATAAATTAACCAAGTATTTAAATGTTCAATAGCTGTCAATTCATTTCTAGTTACAGCTCCTTCTGGGGCTTTTACTGGAAATGAAAAAACATAAGTATCGTTTGGTTTCATTACATCATCCTCTACGGGAATCCCAACTTCTTTTAAAAATGTTGATAGTGGATCCTTTTTATCTCCACGTACGGTACGAATATAATAAGGAGAATGCCATGCATGCATTCCAGAAGAAACTCCAACTAATTGCGAAACCGTACCAGATGGTTTTACACAAGTAATAGCTGCTGATTCTTTAATTCCAATCTTTTCAGCTTCTTCTTTATTTATTTCTCGTGAATAGTCACGAAGTCCTGAAAGAGTTTCTTCAAGTTTTTTTAAATCTTCTTTTCCTGAAAAAAATTTGTTTCCAAACTGCCCCGTAAGAGAAACTCCAAGAAGCCTTTCTTCTTCGGTATTGTCTTTCCATATTTTTCTAAGATATTTAAAGTCTGTTAATGTAGATTGCCATGTTCCAAGAATTGTTGCTAGGCGCACCTTTTCTGCAACAGTTGTTGGTGTATCTTTTTCACGTAATACGACTTCTGAAAGATTACAAAATTGATAAGGACGAAGAATAATTTCAGAGCAAGGGTTGGTGCCATAATGAATTTCTGGATCTCTACGTCCAAATTTAGAAGCTTGTTTTTGTGCTGCTGCGACATTATAAATTCCACGTTCTCCTGATTTAGAATCATATAAAGATTTCCATTCTGCAATAAATTGTTCCATTTCTGGTTTACGAGAATAAGCAACTGAATTATTTGATAAAGCACGTTGTGGATTATTTTCCCACCAATTTCCTGATTTAGCTGCTGCCATCTCAATATCATTTATATTTGAAAGAGAAATCATTGCTGAACGACGAACACCTCCAACAACTACTACCTCACCAATCTTACACATAATGTCATGTGCTTCAATTGGCTTAAGTTGACGACCTGAAGCATTTTTAAATTTTGCAATAGTAAAATCAAAAAGATTAATTAGTGGTTGTGGTCCTGAAGAACGTCCACCCATTGTTTTAAGCCTTGCGCCTGCTGGGCGAACTTTACTTACATCAATTGCTGGAATATGTCCTGTCCATAACAATGCAAGTAATTCACGATATGCTTTTGCCCAACCCTGCTTTGAATCTTCTACAACAATAACTGTATCTGATTTTTCAAAAGAATCTGGAATAGATGGAAGTTTGTTAACGTACTTATATTCAACAGAAAATCCTACACCAGTTCCACACATTAGAATATACATGGTTTCATCAAATGATCTTGGACTATCTACTGGAACAAAAGAACAATTGTATCCAGCAACATGGTCTCTTAATAAAGCTGGACCTGCAGTCATTACAGATCTCATAGATGGCATAACATTTCTATCATAAACTGCTTGTCTAAGTTCTTCTATCAACTTAGAGTCTGGTTCATATTTATAGTTTTCAAAAAGATGATCGAGCATGAATGTAAAATATCTATCTACTGTTTCACCCCAAGTTTCACGACGATTTTCTTCTGGGATCCATCTTGCATATCTTGATAATGCAATAAAGTTTTCATATGGGTTTTCAATAGTTTTTGACATATACACCTTTTCTCCGCCTTGCGGTTAATAAATTTAAATTAAGATATTAATTCTACCAAAAAAAAATATAGAAAGGAAGACTTTTATTTTTTTTGTTAAAAAATATATGTAATTATTAGTTAACTATAATTTTTATTTTTAGTTGACTAACTTGACATATTCCATAAATCAATGTTATGATTATAGTTCGTTATCTCTCTAATGGAGGAATGCCAATGGAGAATATAAAAGAAAAGTTCAGCGATGTTGTACATCATTGGACAGCAATTGGAATATTAGTTATTTTTTTGTTTTCAGGACAAGATAATATAATTCCAACTGCATCAGCTCTGACTGTAAAGCCAGAGATAAGTAAAACAGAAGCACAACTGAAAAAAGAAACGCTGGAAAAGTTCAGCAATACTGTATACAAGCCTTCAGAGGCACTTACAGATAAAGACTTGGTAAAGTTATTATCTTATGTAGGTTTTGAAGGAAACGCCCTTAAAATGGCGTGGGCCGTAGCTAAAAAGGAATCCCATGGACGACCAATGGCTTATAACGGCAACAGGAATACTGGAGACAGTTCCTACGGAATTTTTCAGATCAACATGCTGGGAAACCTTGGCGATGATCGTAAAGAGAAATTCAACCTGGACAGTAACTACACGTTATTTGATCCAGTAATCAACGCAGAGATAACGTATTATATGACTAATGGCGGCAAAGATTGGTCATCGTGGAAAGGCTTAACGCCAGAAACTAAAAAGTGGCTTTTAGAGTTTCCAAAGAGTTAGGAGTTAAATATTAAGATACAAGTAGTGTCTAAGTATTTAACGCTTGCAAGAGAAGGTCTTGTTCCAAGCATGGATTGTCCATTGGATCAAGGCCTTCTTTTTGCAAATATGGATAATGATGATCAAATTTTTTTGTATTGCATATCGTGTGAATACAAAAAGTATATAGGAATTAAAATTTACAAAAACATGGAAAGCATAATAGAAAATGTACGATAATAATTTGTTAAGAAATATAGGAATGAGAATTCCTTGTGTGCATATGCCAGCTTTACCTATGGCATTAAATGTAATAAAAGAATTTAAGGTTTATATAGAAAAGTGTAAAGAAGAAAACATTTCTTATGATCAAATCCTAAATGAATTAAATGAATATTTGGAAAAAAATGGAAAATGACAATAAACCGCTAGAGGAAAATTTAGATCTGGTAAATTATATTATGCTTCATAGAATATACGATATTCTCGTTCTAATGTCGACAAAAATAGCTGGCGAGGAAGATACTCAAAAAATGGTTAAATATCATGAGGAGGGGTTTTTGCTTGGACCGTCCCCATCCTTTAGGTCCGATAATAATGTATAATTATATACATGAGTCCAAGAGATCACTTTTCAAAAAATATGCACAGTCCATATTTCAATACTGATCATTATAGGACTGAAACAAAAGAAGGAATATTAGAATACAAAATATCTAATTTTTTTTATTTAATTAAAAAAAGAATTAAAAAAACATTGACTTTGAAAAAAAGATAAAATACAATAAATACTGTAAGTAGAGCTTTGCTCCTTACTGGCACGTAAGTGCATAAACCCCATATGGATCCGCCTCCGTATGGGGTTTACTTATTCAGTAACCAGCCAGTGATTGTGTATCGATTGCCTTCTAATACATCAAAAACTTCGTGAAAAACTGTTCCCCCGTGAATGATTAAATCGCCTGGCTCTGGAACATGAGTATAACCAATTTCTGGATAATTTATTTCTCCGCCAGTAAAATTACTTAAGTAAAGTGTATAGGCACAAGATATTGTAAATTGTTGTTTAACCTCAGATGTAGTTGTTGCTGATCTGTTATCTCTGTGACCTTTCATATTTTGGCCAGGAACCAATCTTACAATTTTATACTCTGGCAAAAATATTAATTCTGGAGAAAACAAATCTTTTAATTTTTTGTTTATGTTTGTAATCGTTGGTATTAAAACTGGCGGACTTACTTTATTATTCCACCACTCCTCAATTTCTTTTTCTGATTCTGGGCTATTGGAATAGAACAGTGTTCCTTGATGTCTGGCCCAGCCATCTTGCCAATCTTTATCAGTAAACTTATCTACTTCATGCAATATTTTCGCACATTCATCTTCTGATATAAAGTTTTTATATAGCCATACACCTTCTTCTTTTATTTTCTGTACATTATCATCATTATAAAACATAAATTTCTCCAAATAAGTGAAAAAGTGCGGCGGGAAGTGAGCCGAAAAATAGAAGCAATATATTACCTATTCTTCCATTTATTAGAATCATACTCACTTATAGATGCATGTAATGCAAATCCCATTATAGCTACACATATAAGAAATCCAAAAATTATTTCCATATGTCCATTATACCAAAACTAGTCTAGTTGAGTAAAAATATTAGAATTATATATTTCCAAATCTATGGCAAACATTTGCTCTATGATAGCTTTATCCGCCTCTGTAAGGCTATTATAGAG